ACCGGAACTCGAGCCCCGGGACGGGCAGCCAGACGCATGGGGGTTTGAGGTTGTTCGAGTCGTCGAAGACCCGCAGCGGGGCCCCGGTGAGCGAGACGGACTGGAACCTCCCGATGACCTCGCTGATCGCCTGGGCCAGTCCCACGAGGTCACCCGACCCCGTAGGACTGGCGCATGTACGGGTGCAGCATCGACTCGACGCCCTTGAGCCAGTCCGTCGAGATCCGGACCGGCCCGAAGTCGGCCGTGCTCCAGGTGTTGAGCACCCCGAACGCCGCGTCCTTGCGTCGGTAGACCTCCACGGTGACCAGCACCGTCGCGTCGAACACGGGCTGCGGGGTCGTGGCCGGCCACGGCTCCTCGGGTGTCCCGAGGTACCCGTCGACGAGGAGCAACGCGGAGGTCGCGGCTGTCAGGACCCGGTCCGCATCGGGGTCGCCCGGGTCCATGTCCAGCTCCCGCAGCGCTGCGTCCTTGATCGCGTCGGGGGTGGCCCAGGTGGGCAGGTCGAACCCTGGAGTGGTGGTCACGATTCTGTCGACCCCTCCTTCGCTCGCTTCGGTGCGACGACAGGCTCGGGGGCCTCCTCGGGAACGACAGCAGGTGCCTCGCCACCCACGAACAGGGCACCTGCCCAGTACGTGTGGGTGTGCGTGACGTTCTCGAGGATCACGTACTGCCCGACCGTCCACGCGGGACCGAGGCTGAGCCCGAGCGCGTTCGCCTCGGCTACCGACGCGGGAAGTGGGTATGCGTCCGCTGGGACCCACGCCCCGGGGGTACCCGCGGTCGCACCCGTGACGGGTACGACCGGGGGGCCGGGGTTGAGGATCTCGGGTGGGTACGACCCGTCGAACCAGTCCGTCGCCACGGGGTCACACGCCGATCCGGACGACCCCGTTGCCCTGCGCCGGAGTGATGCCACCGTCCGGGGACTCCAGGGTCGTCGGCCGGTACAGCACCAGCGAGCTGGCGACCGCGATCTGGCGACCGAGGAGCGACGGCTCGATGGCCTCGAGGGTCGGGTAGGTGTACTCGTACGCCTCGATGCCGAGCTCGTTCCCGACGAAGTAGTCGCCGGTCGTGATGCCCTGGGTGACGACCGCGGTGAGCCCGAGCCCGGCGATCTGGAAGGTGCCCGGCGAGGTGGACCCGTTGGCGTTGACCCCGTTGGTGAACGGGAACAGCGGCCGCTGGGCGAGGTCGACGAGCCCGCCGAGCCGTGCCCACCCGGTCGGGCCCATCGCGATCCACTCCGGCAGGGTGCCGGTCTGGTCGAACACCAGCGCAGCGGCGTCGAAGATGGCCTGCCGGACCGCGGCAGCGTCCGCGTCCGCGGCGAGGGTGACGTGCGACGCGGTCCTGGACACCTCGATCGCGAGGGCCTTCTCGGTCTTGTTCGCGAGCCGTGCGAGCAGCTGGTTGACGACGGTGTCCAGTGCCGAGGGGATGAACTCCTCAGCCTGCCGGGACAGGTTCAGGTAGCCGCCGATGGTCTGGAGCTGCAGCGGGTCCGCGACGACGTCGAACTTCTGGGAGACCAGCTCCTGCTTCTGCAGCGCCTGGATGTCGACACCGGTGTCGAAGTTCGGGTCGACGATGCGGGGCCGCATGAACGTCATCGAGGAGGGTGCCGGGCGCACCCCGATCAGGGACAGCCAGGGGCGCCCCTTCGGCTTGAGGTTGATGATCGGGCCCGTGACGGGGGAGACGATCAGGCCACCGAACCCGCCCGCGGTCGCGACCGTCTCCTCGGCCTTGGTGCCCATGTGCTGGGCTGCGCGGCGCTGCACTGCGCTGAGCCGAGCTACCGCGTCGTGGTCCCGCTGGTGCAGGACGTCCCAGAGCATCTCGCCCGCGGAACGGTACTGATGCCCCGCGGTGACGGTGCCCGGGTTGACGGTCTCGATCCGGTCCCGGATCGAGGCGGCCATCTCGCTGTTCACCGACAGCACGTCGAGCTGCGTGTCGATGTCCTTGATCCGCTGGTTGTAGGTCTTGACCGAGTCGAGCTCCTCGGCGGTGAGGTCGCGGCTCTTGTCGATCGCGAACGTCTTGAGGCCGAGGATCTTGCTCTCGGTGTCGGTCCGCTCCGACAGGAGCCGGTCGACCATCGGGTCTGCAACGGGAGGCATGTCGCCCCTCCTTCGTAGGTACGAGCTACGGGAGGGGGGGTCCAGCTTTGCGCTCGTGGTGTCCGGCCTGGATCTCCGGAGGTGGCGAGCTTTGCGCTGGGTGGGGCCTCGGTTCGGTTCGGACAGTACGGCTCGCCGGCCGGGCCCGGCCAGGAGTTGTTCAGTGGCGCAGGTCTGCCCACCGTGCGCCCGCGGCGATCAGCTCCTCGGCCTCCGCGAGAATGGCCGCACGGCGCTCGGCCTCCTCCCGGACGGCCAGGTCCGCAGCGGTGTCCTCGAGCGCGTCCTCCGCGAGGTTGCGGACCACCGTGAGCTGGGCACCCTGGTAGGCACCCTCGGGGACCGCGGCGACGTGCTGGAGGATCGCGGACCGGCGCTCGACGAGGGTCCCGTCCCGCTCGGTGAACGCTTTCGGGACCACGGACAGGAACGCGATCGACAGGGCCCGGTGCGAGCTGGTCACAGCGTCCCTGGCAGCGTCGGCCTTGGACGGGTCGAACCGGAACCGACCCCACAGCCCCTCGTCGCGGTCCTCGAGGAGCTGGGCGACGCCGAGCCGGTCAGCGAAGGAGTCGGAGTGGCCGTAGGTGATCGGGAGACGTCCCGGGGCACGGATCGCCCGGTCACAGCTCCCGCGACGGAACACCTCGAGGTAGCGGATCAGCGCGTCCCCTCGGCGCTCCACGATCGGGGTCTCCTGGTCCCAGGGGACGAGGATCCCTTCGGCGGTGCCTGCGTCCTCGTCGATGGCGAGGTCGGCTGGCAGGGTGCGGACATAGAACATCGGGCCGGTCATGCGGAGGCCTCCTCGGGGGTCGGGACAACGGTCAGCGCAGCGGGTGCTGCGGGGGTCGGCAGTGGTGCACCGATGCGCTCCTCGGCGCGCACCTCGTTCGCTGTCATGGCACCGATGCGGACGAGGATGTCGTAGGCCTGGGACCGCTCGAGCAGCCCAGGCTTGACGTACTCGTCCCGGTCCAGCTCCACGTCGGTGCCGCGGGGGAGCAGCCACCCGGACAGGTTCGCCATCACGTCCGCAGCCTTCGGTCGCAGCGACGCGCGCCAGTGGTAGTCGAACAGGGAGCTGACGTTGGCGTACGTCAGCGAGTCACCACCGGAGGGGAGCCCCATCAGGAACGGGGGCACCCCGAGCAGGATGCAGATCCGGGACTCGGAGAACTTCTGCAGTTCCGCGAGCGCCATGTCCTTCGGCGACGTGGCGGTGACTTCCAGCTCGACACCGTCCGCGAGGACCGCAGGGGCACCCATCGCGGACCGTCGGGCGGCGATCCAGTCGGCCTGCATCTGCGCCATCTGCGACCGGGACGCGCGACGCGGGTACTTCAGGACCGCCCACGGGATGCCCCCCGCGAGCGCGAGCTGGGTGGCATACCTGGTGAGGGCTTCCGCGGCCAGGATCCGTGCGCCAGCCACCTCGAGTGGGCCGTGCCCGTGCGGGTCCCCAGGCCAGGACGCGTACTTGATGTGCAGCAGGTCCGCGGTGACGTCGGTGCCGAGGATCGAGTAGCGGGACACGCCACCGACCTGCTCGACGCTCACGAACGCGGGGTTCGCGACCATGAACCGCATCGGGAACCCGGTGTCCGCGTACCGGGCGGTCGCGACGATGAAGACCTCCCCGACCGCCTGGTAGCACCAGAACAGCTCCTTGGCGAAGTCCGTCCACGCGTTGTAAACCAGCGGCTCCGGGTTCGTCATCCACGGCAGCGGAGGCTGCCGCTGGTCGTCGCGAACCTCGTACGGGGGCATGGTCGCGAGCACGGAGCTGTTCAGGTCCAGGCACGCGAACACCAGGTCGACGAGCCCACTGATCTGCCCCATCCAGCCGGGGCTCCCGTTCGGTGTCGCCCACCCGATCGGCCACCCGGACCACGCCTGCACCCCGGGCGGCTCGGACCCGACCGGGTACATGACGTGGGTGTTCCCGAACCCTTCCGACGCGTCCGGCCCGACCGACAGCGGCCCGAAGTCCCCGGGCGGGTTCGGGTTGTTCGGTGCCGGGTTGTCCCCGGGTGGGATCCCGTTCGGTGGGTTGTCCCGCGGGGGCAGACCACGCACGTGGAGGTCGTTCCCGGCCAGGCTCAGGTGCTCACGCATCGGTTCTCCTTCACACGACCGCAGGGTCGCTCGTCGGCTGCGCGGCCTCCGCGACCGCCCAGATCGCTGCACGCACCAGGTGGATGTGCGACCCGTCCTTCCGGTACGCCAGGGTCGCCCCGGTCGACGTCGTCACCGTGCGGGCAGCAAGGAACAGACGGATCAGGTCCGGCGCCGACGCGTCGTGGATCACACGCCGCTCCGCGAGCCACGCCCGGTACAGCGACAGCGACGTCCGGTTCTCCGCGGACCCACGGAACTGCGGGGTCACCGCCACCCACTCCAGCTCCGGGTCCGTCGACAGCGACGCCCCGACGACCAGGGTCGGGTTCACCACACCCGGGTAGGTCAGCGCCGCGTTCACGTAGTCCCACGCGGCCTGCCGGGACTCCGCGACCGCACCCGTCACCCGCACCAACCCGTCCTCGCCACGCTCCGCGAGCGCGAGGACCGCACCACCTTGGTAGTCGTCCTCGACGGCCAGCACCGGGGACACCAGACCGACCGGACCCGGCCCGAGCGACGCAGCGAACAGAGCCGGATCGACCAGCGCGTCCTCGAGCCCCTCCTCGGAGCTACGCGGCCACACGTTCAGGTACTGGGTCTTGAACGACACCAGGTCGTCCTTCGCCAGGTCCCGCACGTACCGCTCCCGGATCAGCCGCTCCCGCTGCCCCGTCCACTCCGGAGACGCGAGCTTCCACACCTCCGGGTCCCCGAGCACCTCGTCCGACAACGTCGACGGTGCCGACCACTCCAAGATCAGCGACGCATCCGGGGTCAGGAGCTGCGTGATCGCCGCGACCCGACGCTCAAGCATCAGCGTCGTCGCGTCCTGGTGCGCGGTCGACGTCAACAGCAGTTGCGGCTGCTCGGCCTCCAGCAGCGTCGGTTCGGCGTGGTCCTCGATCACGGACGCCTTAATGCCCCAGCCCTCGTCCACACCCATCAGCCCAACGGTGTGACCGTGCGAGCTAGCCGCAGCGGACACGATCCACCGGCGCCCACCCGGCGCCTCGATCGCGGTCAACGTGTTCCCCTGCCACGTCCGCCAACCCTCATCTGCGGCACGCCCGTCAGCCCACATCCGGGACGCCCTCTGCACCGCGGACGCCAGCGCCAACGACGTCGCCAACGTCATCACCGTGTCCGACCCCAGCTCCGTGGGGTGCTCCAGCCGGTACATCGCCAGGCACCGCAACAGCCAGCTCTTCCCGACCTGCCGGGCCGTCGACACGATCGCGTCGTGCCAGACCAGGCGCCCCTCCACGTCGTGCTCGAGCAGCCGCGACAACGTGAACTGCTGCCACCAGCGCAGGGTCACCCCGTACCGCATCGAGCAGAAGTCGACCAGGTCCGGCCCGTACGACCCGATCGCGGCCGGATGCGGCCCCGTCATGACCCGCGGCAGCCGAGCATGCGCCGGAACCGGCCCCAGCTCCTTGATCCAGCGCTGCGCGAGCACCTCCTCCTCGAGTTCTGCGGGCAGCAGCCGCTCCCACGGGTCCGCGCCGGCCGCGCCCGCGGCGCCCGCGCGCGCGCCCGCGGGGCCCGGCGCGCCGTCTCGGGGGGGGCGGAAATGAGGGCGCGGGGTGAACTG